GGCAAGGCAGCATTACATACATGTCTCTCCTGATGAGCGGAAAAAGCCAGACAAGTTCGCCAGGATAGAGGGTAATCTCGAGCCTCTCAACCGTCAGGGTCGCCTGATATTAAACATTGCGGAGAAGTCGAACCCTCATATGCAGCGACTCGAGGAGCAATTCAAGGCCGTTGACCCACAGCTGTCAGCCCATGTTGACGGTCCTGATGCTGTGGAGGGCGCTGTCTGGATCATTAATAATAAAATGGCAGCCCTGGGCAAGATAGTGATAGGAACCAAGAGGAAATCTTCAAAACGATACTAATCATGTTTACAACAAAAGAAGAGCTTAAAACTCACATGAACATCGACTCGATTGATGTCATAACGGGATCTGATGATACACTGGTGACATCGGCCATCGACGGTGCTATTTCAGAAGCAAAGGGATATCTCACTGCTTTCGATGTAGCAACTTTGTTTGCTGCTACCGGTTCTGATCGTCATGCCTTACTCCTAACCTTTGTAAAAGATATGGCCGTTTGGCACCTGATGGCGCTGAGTAATTACCAGGCGGACCTGGAGCTGAGAGAAAAACGATATGACCGCGCTATCGCCTGGCTAAAGGCAGTACAAAAGGGTGACGTGGTTCCTGATCTCCCGGCATCGGCGGTGGCATTAGGCAAAGTAATATATGGCAGCAATCCGAAACGTGAACAACACTTTTAGACAATGGCAACTATAGCTCGTAAAGACAAGAAAGATAACAAGGGACTTGTAATAAATACCCTTGTGGTGCGGAAGCTAAACCGTAGCGCCCTCGATGTGGGGCAGTGGCGTACAGCACTGAAGGCAGCCGACAATGACAGGAGGCAGAAGCTGTATGACCTTTATGAAGACATCCTTCTCGATCCGGTACTTTCAACATCAATTGAAAAGAGGATAAATGCGATTACCAATGCAGAGCTCCGGTTCATGAAAGATGAAAAGCCATTACCTGAAATGGAAGATCTGATCGATAGCCCGGTCTTTGAGGAATTACTGACCGAGATTCTGAATGCAAGGTTTTGGGGGAAGTCGGTCATAGAGCTTGACTTCTCCAGCGGGCGCCTCCAAGTTTACAATATCCCTCGCCAGCACATTTATGTGCAGAAAGGTCTTATCGTTATCAATCCAGGCGATGAAGTCGGGATACCATACCGGGGTGACGATTTCTTCCTTGAGGCAGGAAAAGACAAGGAATTTGGTCAGATCCTCCGGGCTGCTCCCTATGTGATATATAAGCGTGGAGACTTCGGAGACTGGGCGGAGTTTGCGGAATTGTTTGGTATGCCATTCAAGAAAGGTTCTTACAGCGCCCAGGATGATAAAAGCAGGGAACTCCTGGAAGAGGCCCTCGAGCTCTCTGGGGGAAAGTCCTGGATAGTACATCCCAAGGAGACAGATATTGAGCTGGTAGAAAGTAAAACATCAGGCAATGGTGTTTTATACGACCTGCTGAGAAAGGCTTGCAACGAAGAGATCCTGATCTCTATTCTTGGTCAAACGATGACAACAATCAACGGGTCATCAAAGAGCCAGAGTGAAACACATAAGGAGGTTGAGGAGTCAATAAATAAGGCAGACCGCCGCTTCGTACAGAGGATCCTTAACACTGAGCTCTTGCCCAGGCTTGAGAAAAGAGGTTATCCGGTAAATGGTGGCTGGTTTACATTTATTGAAGCTGGTGAATCTCTTTCCATGATGGACATGATGGAGATTCATACCAAATTTAAGAATGATCTTAAACTCGAAATCGATGATGACTTCCTTTATGATACCTACGGCATTCCGCGTCCGGAGGGAGTACAAAAAAAGGCTTCCACTACGAAACCGGATGATGTGCCTGCAGGAAAAAAGGTCCAGGATAAAAAAATGTCCGATGATGAGCAATCGTTTTGGACAAAACTAAAGGAAGGGCTGGAAAGTTTTTTCGTATCAGCCCCCAGGGAGGGGGCGTCAGCTCTAGAGGATGGAGATCACCACATACATTATGATCTTGTAGATCTCCCTGGATTTAACATCGAGGGTCTTGCAAAGAGAGTTGCAACCGGTGAGGACTACTTTGATCCTGATCTGTTCTATTATACCTCCGATCAGCTTCTAAAGGCAATTCATGCGGGCTTTTCAGAGCAGAACTTTGCCGATATCGGCATTGAGTATGGATACACTCCTGATGCTTTTAAAACGGCAATGGAGATGAATCTTTTCAGGTTCTCCGCTGCGAAAACCCTGGCTGAGGTACAGAAACTCAATGAGGCATTCAGAGGTTCAAAAGGGTGGTATGACTTCTTAACGAAAGCAAGGGACATCTCCGGAGAGTTTAATGAGACATGGCTGCAGACCGAGTATAACACCGCATATCTTACTGCAGAGAGTTCTGCCGCATATTACAGGCTACTCGCTCAGCAAGATATATTCCCATACTGGCAATACATCACTATAAATGATGCAAAGGTCAGGCTGGAGCATCGTAAGCTGCATAACCTTGTCCTGGCCTGTACTGATAAATTGTGGGAGAAAATCTACCCACCCAATGGATGGAACTGCCGATGCCGGGTAAAACCACTCATGAAACACGAGGCAGCCGGCATAGATTTAAAGCTGGAGCGGAAAAAGGTAGATGAATACTTCGAAACCGATGAGTGGAAGAGCGCGAAAGCCCAGGGCTGGGGAGTTAATCGCGCATTAACGGCGGAGGTGTTCCAGGCTAATCAGATGTACATTCGGAAATTCCCGAACCGGGCAGCGTCATATCTCGATAAACTTACTGCAGAGAAGTGGGGCTGCAGCACGGTACCAAAATTAAAAGCTGCTGCCAAGACAACCATGCCGGTGACTGAGAATAGTGCAGAAGCGATATGGAATGCTGAAAGCAGCGAAGGAATCATAAGGCTCAAAAATTACGACGGCAGATCGCTCGAACTATCCAAGAAAACATTTTCACATCACACCACAAAATCCAGTAACAGGATTGCCCTTTGGGATGGATTAAAGGAGGCGCTGCTGGATCCGGATGAAGTTTTTCTCAACAACTATCATTCCAGGTTATATGATAATTATGTCCTGGTAAAGTATTACCGGGATAAAGTCATCATTGCTAACTGCAGGGTAGAGAATAATAAACTGGCGTTGAAGACCTGGTATGAGATGCAAACGACACAGCCCTCGAACAAGAAAATAGATCTTAACAAGTTATGGCAAATGCACCGTCACGGATTACTCATAAAGAAACCGGACAGGTAATTACCCGTCCGGTATGCAGGTTGGCCTTACTGTGCGCTGCCCTGGACAGCCTACCTTGCCCCCATCGCCTGCGAGGTGCTGACTCGGTATTACGCCCACACAATTCAGTCCTGTACAAATGTAATAACTAAAATGGGCTCCTTTAAAGAAATAGATGACTTTTTTGACAAGCTCTCCAATGAATTTTTGGAGAGATCTCTTCCGAATATAGTTGCGGAGAAGGCTACTGCTTTCTTTAAAGAACGATTTACTACCAAAGAATGGGATGGTCAAGCCTGGCCTCAGACAAAGAAGGCCGTCAGTCGCGGATCTCTTATGGTAAGATCGGGTGCCTTGGTAAACTCTATTAAACCAAAGTCAGTAACCTCGGAGAAGGTTGTCATATCAGCCGGATCCGATAAGGTCCCTTATGCCAGGATACACAATGAGGGAGGAATTATTGCTCACCCTGGTGGCACTCCGTACTTCCTGGATAAAAAGAATGACGGGAAGGCAGTGTTTGTCAGCAAAAAGAAGGCGACTGAGTGGGCAACAAAGAATGGCACTTATCTGCCTATTATCAAGCCTCACAATATTCCTATGCCAATGAGAAGATTCATGGGAATTAGCCAGGGACTGAAGGATACTATTTTAAATGCGATTAAAGGAGCGTTTAATGCTATATAAATATAGATATGAAAGAACTGTATGAAACAATTGTAGCCAGGCTAACCGCCCAGGTTCCTGAGCTTAAAATGATTGATTTTGATATGGGACAGCTTGATGTCCTGGCAATGGATATCCGACCTGGTGTTGTTTTTCCGGTTGCCCTGGTGGATATATCATTTCCCAGATGTGAAGATCTGAGTGAAGATACTCAGCAAGTGTCGGCGTTTGTTAAGATCCGCCTGGCATTTGAGTGCCCCCTGCCCACAGACAGCAGAGCATCAACCGCACGAAGGACGGCTGCTCTAGAGATCTTTGCCGATGTAGATAAGGTATATGCTGCCCTGCAAGGTTACTATACATCCGGGTTCTCTTCGTTCTCCAGGAGATCTCAGTCGCCTGATAACAGATATGCAGGCATCAAGATTATTGAGATGGTATTTGAGACCACTTTCGATGATCTGTCGGCTCACCAGGCGTAGTAGGGATAGCGAATCTGCAGGACGTGAGGCTGGGGTGACTCCTCAAAAATAGCGTCAAGTTCATTCTGCCTGAAACGCAGTCGGAAATTTATAACCGATTCATCCAGGTCAAACTCATTGGAAAGAGCGTCTATGACTTTTGCAAAATTCATCTCACGGATTTTTGCATGGTAGTAAAACCTTGCAACTATTTTTAGATCCCGACTGTATAGTCGTTTCTCAGACCTTCCTTTTTTCTTATTCCGGACCTCAGTATTGCAGTATTCTCGCAAAGCGCTCATGACCTCAAAAATAAAGATTGTGCAGTGGTTAACAGAGAAATGCCGGCATGACTTTCGAACAGCTTGCTGTCTCTAAGTGCAGAAGCAATCATATCTTCTTGGTCATATTAAGTAATCCCAGGATATCAAACCGGAGGGATTTAACATAATCCATCTTTTCACGGTCAAGCACAACGGGATCCCTGTAAAGTATGCCTATAAACGCTTCCTCGGTCTTCTCTCCGTTAGCCTGGCGAATGAGGAACATATAAACTGAGTTGTATTCGTGTTTTGTTTGTAAATCCCTCTTCAGATTTTTATCCTGGCACAGGCTCAGGTCTGCCTGCAGGTATAGTCCATGATAAAACAGAAAGTCCATTGCCTCCGGATACCTTGAACACAGGACGTCTTTATAGTCCTGTTGAATTGATGCGGCCATCGGAGTAATCTTCTCCAGGATAACTGTGAATTTCTTCATGCTTCGACCGTTATTCCAGTGGCCATTATTATGTAGCCTGGCGAGGAATACATTTGAAGCGTGGAGTGTTTGAGAGATATCAAACATTATCTGATCAAGCTTTTTATTATAGCGTGCTTCGTCTGAGAAGGTGATTGGCTTATGACCATTTAGAAGCCGCATCTTTTCGCGCACATAGCATGATGAGAGATAAAACAGGAATCCAATTACTACAACAGTCAGGGCAGAGGCAACAATGTCAAACATGGAGGGTCACTTTTCAATTTTACGAACTACAATTTTATATTTCACTGAGTCTGTTTTTGCGGGAGGGATGCTGTCAGCTCTTTTTTTTTTGGCTCCCAGGTGATGCCCTCCATGTAATCAAAAAACTCCTGGGGTGATAAGGTATTTCTTATGTACTTGGTGTAAGATCTCTCAACTGCTGACACGTTGCCATGTACTTCCCTGAGCTTGTCAGATATTATGGCAATGCTATCCAACACGGTACTCTCAAATGCCTCGAGATCAGCTTTCATTTCAATCTGCTCTGCCCTGATCACTCGAAGTGAGTCAGCGTTATTATTGAAAGCTTCAAACACCCGATCGAGCCTGTTATATATACCAAGCACAATAGGCACTGCAGCAGATATCGCTACTATATACCCAGCCCAGTCGCTGATCTTATTGACAAAGGTTTTTATCTTGGAAATCTTCGCCATAGTCAAACATAATTCTGAATTATCCCCCATATTACCATTGGGACTACAGCCCCCATCCATGTGGCCGTCACGTCTGCGGCCTCGACAAAGCCTCCATGATTCTTGTCCCACCATTCTTTACCTACACCAGCAAGAAGGGCTGAGGCAAACGCTAATCCCAGCGCCCAGTCAGAGGCTGTCTTATCAGTACCCAGGATTAACAATACAACTACTGTCACCACCGAGGAGATCACTGCTCCTGCAAGAAAATGCTTTACTACATCACTCATGACTCACGTTTTAAAGTTGACGCCAGCCGGCAGGATATGCCACCGGTGACCATACATTACCATTGATTAAGCTCTCATATACCGGATCCGTTATTGTCGGATAATGAACCTTTGCACCTATGTTATAGGCATCATGACCACCGGTGGGCTGTATCCATACCGGGATTTCGGTACCCTGCTGTACCACTTCCTGCCAGAGAGCTGGAGTTTTATCCGGTTCCCAGCCCTCGAGGGTCTTATGAGCCTGGATGCACTTCCATGTCTTGCCTCCAAATGTGCGGGTAGCATTCAGAGCAACATCTTCGCCCGGGATCCAAGCTGCTCCCTCGGGATCCTCCCTGTAAAACGAGAACAATGCCGGGGTCTCCTCAGGTGTGTATATTGTCCGCTGGTGATCCTGTACAACCATGACAGCGCCGCCGCCATAACTGTAGATCTCGCCTTTCTTGAGAGATCCTGATGCTGGCAGAGGAGGAAATATCGATACAGGGGCCTTGGTTGTGTATTCTGCTGTCACATCTATGGCCGGCACTCCTGTTACCTCGGCATTATCGATGACAGCCTGATCAAGCTGAGGGTCCTGCAGCTGCCTGGTGAATGCCTCAATAGCAGCTACCGCTGATAGTTCCTTTGTTATTGTGAAGTCAGCCGTATATCTCGATCCGGCAGTCTCTTCCGGCTGCACACCGTTATCCTGGTGATTGACGAAAAGAGCCCACTGGCCGTCTTTCCACCTGATCGCTTCCCTGGGGAATGGTACATTGCTATGAATATTCATCTGCTTCTTTATTTGAATTCGTAATGTTCGCCCTCCTGGATGATCTGACAGAAGATTGGCAGATCTTCGAGCTTCACCTGCTCAATGGTGTGGATCAGCACGTCACTGCCCGTGAAAAGTATCTTCAGCTCATCACCAATCTTGAACTGCAGGTGAAGGCACTTGCCGCTTTTGTTCTTCGGATACTTGCTCTCTACGATCCGGTAATTCGTGATTTGAATATCCCGATTCAGTACCTTTGAGATTTTCACCTTCTCGCCCATCATCANATCNGGNTGNGTATTAATATTGAGATCCTTGAATGTTGTCATGCCGATAGCTTTTTAATGAGATTACGGCTGTTGCAATGTTTAGCCCAGCCCC